CGCTTTTGATCAACCTCGCGGATATCGCTTGGCTGGCCAATGGCTTCGAGTTCATCCCAAGACATTACATTACTCCTTCTGGTGCGGGTAGGGCTTGCATGCCGGCACCAGCTTGGGCCTGCATGGCCATGGCTTGTGCAATTGCTTGCTGCTGTTGTTGGTTGCGCATTTCTTCCATGAGCACGGCTCGCTCGGCTGCGGTGTTGCGCACAGCTGCAGGCACGCCCAGCTTGTCGGCAAGGTAGTCCACCAGTACATCAGTCTTGATGACCAGCTGGCCATCGGTGCCCAAGTTCTGAGCAAGTTGCATGTACTGCATGATGGAGTTGACCTCTTCCATGTTTTGCGCCATGGCCAGCGGAGCCACTGGGGTGACCTTGACTTCCAGCCCATTGACCCGCAGCGGCATGTCGATCAAGCCGCGCTCGTCCATCACTTCCAAGATCTTGGCGGTGACGGGGATCATGGTCTCGTTGATCAAGCGGCCAAAGGCAGATCCAAGGTTCTGGGCCAACTCCTTCATGCGCTCAACGATTTCGGTGGCCGAGCGTGCGCTCATGTTGTCGGGTGGCAGCGACTCATCCAGCAAGATCCGCTTGATACTTTGAGTCATGTCGTTGATCACCAGCTGGCTCACGTTGAAGTCGCCAGATCGAGGCAGGGCCAGCAGAGCGGGGCCTTGTGAGCCGCCATTGCGAGCCACTGGGATGATGGCTCCCGGCACAATCTTGACAGTGTTGGGGTTAAGCACACCATCATCTGCGGCGGTATATACACCGGCCACAGCCAATGATGCGTTCTTGAGTAGCAGCTCTTTGACCTTGTTCAGCGTCTTGATGTCGGGCAGGGCAGTCATCAATGGGCCACGGCCATAGATCTCGCCAGCCACCTTCATGTACCGGCTGATCACCCACGGGCTCATCTTGCGACGGCGGTAGACAATCTCTGTCTTAGATACCTTGTCGATAACGTGGTAACAGTAGTCGCCACGCTTGTGGTCATAGATCGTGGCCTCAAGCAATTCAATATCATCAGTCGGCTTGTTCTCTATGCGGCGCTTTAGATCGTCTGATATATCTGCGTCTGGCCACTGGCGCTGGATGGACTCACCCTTCATGCGCATGCGGCGGTAGACATTGTCCACTTGGCCGTTGGCACCTTCCTCGTAGCTCACCAAGAACAGGGGCACGGGGATGAAGTTGAGCGGCTGCACATCGTCGCCGGGCTGCACCATCATGCAGGCGGTGCCTACCGCCAGATCCAGCAAAAACTCGCCCATGGCGATGTCAAAGTTGGACTGGTTCAGCATGGTGAACATCTTTTCTTGGTAGACCTCAAGCACAGCTTGGGCTTGCTGCCTGCGTTCTGGCGGGATGTCTGAGCCAGCTTCCAGCTTGGCCCACTTGCGCTGGGGCGGGAATACTACAGACTGCAGCCGATTGGCAAAGCGCTGGGTAGAGTTGATGGCGGTCGAGTCAAAGACGCGCTGCATCTTCTTGCTGCCTGTGGCGCCACCCTCCCATACGCCGTAGAGCTGGCGCTGTGGCAAGGCAAATTCGTAGGCATCTTGGTAGAGCTGCTGGAATTCGTCCTTCTTGGCTTGTGCTGCCACCTGCCGTTTGAGGATCTGCTCTGGTGTCAGGCGCATGCCGCCGGGTGTGTTCTTATCGTATTCCATATCAATCCTTTTGCAATTCGTACTTCTCCAACATATTGCGGCCTTTGGCTGCCAGCCTTGCAGCTGCGCCAGCTGTGCGCGGCACCGGCTCGCCCCACGCATTGGCTGCCAGCGCCAGCCGGGTGGGCTTGCCCTTGTCATCCACCAGTGGGCCACTTGGGTTGGTGTAGAAACGGGTCAGGAATGATCCTTTGCGACGCAGCGCTTGTCCTGCTGGGCTCTTGTCTTTGACACCCGGCTGTAGGTTTTCGCTTTCACCAGAGCTTTCAAACTTGCGCCGACCGGCTTCGGTCAGGCCACCCTCTGGATCTTTGTATTTGCTCACTTCTTTTCTCGCGCCGCAGCCATGTTGTCAACCAAGTTGGGGTAAGGCCTGCCAGCTTTTGCGGCACGACGCATGGCGTTGCGCTTCTCGGCTGATGACATTTCCTTGGGCTTGCCAAGATCTTTGGGCCGAGGCTTGTCCCAGACCTCTTTCACTTCTTTTCCTTGCCAGCCTTAGACATGGCAATGGCCACGGCCTGCTTTGGGTTTGTGACCTTGTCTCCACTTGAGCTTTTCAGCTGGCCAGCCTTGTATTCGCGCATGGTCTTGGCAACTTTGTCTTTCATCTTGCTTGATTTATCGTCATAGTGTCCGGGCATTATTCAGCTCCTTTTAACATTGGTCGGGTCATCTTGCGGGAAACAGCACCAATCCTTGCGGCCCGGCGCTCGCCCACCTCTCGCTTGAATGCGCTCTCAGCTGCTACACGCTTTTTGCCGAACTCACTTTCGTCAAACTTCTCTATTTCTGGCGCAGTTGGCGCGATTGGCAGTGTGGGCGCTTTTTCTGTAAATTTTGGAATTGGCCTTTCCTCGTAATATGTGTATGGCTCTTCCCAATACATAGGGCCTGTATATCCTGTTGTATTTATAGGATTCCAAAATGGATTGTCAATTCGTCTAATTCCTTCTTTTGCTACTACTGGATTTCTTTCTAATTCAGCCAGCACCTCGTTATAGCTATCAAGTTTTTGCTTGTACAAATTTTTCTGAGATTCGTATGTTGGCAACAAAGACTCCCTATAAGTCTTCATCTGCTCTTCAAACGGCTTCATCTTCTCTGTCACGCCAGCTTGATATCCAGTGAATGCAGTCTGATATTCACCAGTGATTGCATCCACATTTGATTTGTATTGCTTGACCAGCCGATCAATATCGGATGTGCTGCGCCGAGCGATCTGGCGTTGTTTGAACTGGGGAAGGGTCGCCATTACTGGATCCTCATGCCTGCGCTGCCCAGATCCATGCTCACACCCAGCTCGGCATCCATGCGTTCACCTGAGAGCAGGGATCTGCGGCCACCACGGGTGCGAGCTCTGAGCGCGGATGCTTCGGCAGCTGCAGCTTTACGGCGCTCTTCGTCGGCTGCGGCCTGCACTTCCTTAGCCTTTTTTTCCATCTCTAGCTTGTTGGTTGCATATTGGGTTTGAGATGTCTCAAACTGCTGGCGAGCGGTGTTGGCTTGCTGCTCAAGGGATGCGCCTTGCTTGGCGTATTCGGCAGTCTGCTTTTGCAGCTCAAGACGCATGGCTGCTTGGTCGGTTTGCTGCTGTGCCAACGCTGCGCGTTGCTGATTTTCAGCATCTCTGCGAGACTTTCGCCCTTCATTGGCAGAGTACACAGTACTAGCCACAATAGCTGTTGCAACCCATGTCATATCATTTCTCCATAATCAAATTGTTTGAATTACTTGTGAATTCCAAATACTCTTCATAAGTTTTTGCAATCACATGATCCTCAACCCGCTCAAGATCTGTCTCTTCAGTTGGGTGGTACGTTGTCCATACGGTGTCTTCAAGCACCAAGACCGCTCGCTTTGTGCCCGGCTTGGATACAAACGTATGCGGTGCCACAAGTTCTTCATACCCAAACTCGGTTGCAACCAAGCACCGTCCCTTTGAAATTGTGTTTACATGCGAATGCTTGTGAATCTTTCCGACAACCAAAGCGCCAGCAGGCATTTGGATTTGTCTCGCATACAGACCCGGCGCAAAGACATGCTCAAGATGGCATTCAACCTGCGACTCTTTGCGCATGACTGACTCCATCTCCAGCACCTTGGTTCTGAATTCTTGACTCACCAAAGCGCCAGCAAACGTATCCATCACAGACACATCAAAATTTGACTCGCCATGTTGCGCTGTATTCATACCAACAGATTCTATTGAACTTTGTACAAGGGGCAATTACTGTATATCGTGGCGATATATAGCTCATGCAAACACATCGAAGTCGGTGCTGGCGCTGGACTGGCCCATGGGTCTGCCACCCAGCTGGTGGGTGCGGGTCATGCGGTTGTACTCACCGCCGCCCAGCATCAGATATCCGAAAGAGTCGCCAATGTGTGAGTGCTCGTTCTTGTTTGGCGCGTCGCGGAAGCGTTCTTGGCCAGCTCCGACCGCCACCCGCTTGAAGTGGTAGCCACCGGCCAGCGCTTTGCGCAGCAGCTTGCACTCGCGGTTGACAATAAGCCCCGGCTTGCCGGTGATCAGGCGCTGCATGGGTGCAGCCGAGGCCTCACGGCGCACCTTGAAGTCGTTGCTGGCCGTGGGTTGTGCTCGCAACCCCAAGGTTTTGAGGTAATCAAAGGCTGTGACCTCATATATCGCATCTCTGGCCATACCAGCTGGGTCACCCCAGATCATCACTTGGTGATTGGGGTAGCGCTGGTTCAGTTCAGCCAGCAGCTGGTGGCCAAAGCGCTCAAGGCCCATGTCAAAGGTCACGATTTCTTGGTGAATCAGCCACCTGCCGTTGGGCAAGCGCTGGCCAATGGTGGCAGCAGGGGTCAAACCAAAGTCAAGCCCCACCTGTATGGGCACATTGGGCTCAATTTCGGTGTCGCCAGACATGGTGCTGTCTTCGTACTCTGGCCAAACAGGCCTGCCTTCTTGCACATAGGTGTATTCCCCACCGGCATAGCACTTGATCCAGTCCAAATTCTTGCCAAGCAGCATTTGCTGGTAGTAGCCGGGCGGCAGGTTGTGGATATTCTCGGCTTTGGGGTTGACCTTCCACCACTTCCCCGAAGCAAAAATGTGATCGTTGGCCTCTGGCATGTCGGGCAAATCTTCAACATCCACGGGCACCACACCGCCGGGCTGCTTAAAGAACTTCCATGCATACTGGCCGGTCATCTTCTCCTTTTCAGCCATGCGGTGCCACCAGTGGTCATCATCCATTGGGTTGGTATCCATCCAGATGCCGTGCCATGTAGCGCCACCATCGCGCTTGGTGGGGTATCGGCCAACCCGGTGGGTCAAGCCATCGATCACGGCCTTGGGCAGCTCACGCGCCTCATTGACCCAAGCGCCTGTCAGCTCCAGCGACAGCAGTTTGCGCACATCCTTGGGCTGGTCCAGTGCCAGGAATATGACCTCACAGTCAATCCCAGCAGCATCACCGCGAGCAGGCAGCCGGATGTGGTGGGTGATGGGAGGTGTCCACAGCATGGGGCCAAACGTGCCTTCTGGGAACAGGTCAAGCCAAGTCTTGATAGTGGTGGTCTTGAGCATGGGGTAGCTGTTCCTGACAATGGCCCACCTGCTGTACCTGACGTTGTCAATCGGGCTTGGCTTTTGTTGCACCGCCTTGATGAAGATCTTGGCTGCACACCCGTAAGACTTCCCCGACCCCACCGGCCCCATGATCCCTTGCACAAAGTTCTTGCTCTGGATGAAGTCGTAGATCACCGGCGACTCGCTGAAGTCTAGGTTGAGGCCAGCCATCGGCACGGTCTTGTCGGACATCTCTTTGGTACGGCTCATCTTCTTGCTCCAGTTGTCTTATCTGTCTCTTGCGCCACATCACTCACCCCGTGGTGCGCTGTGGTGGGTGGGTAAAAAGTTTTGTACCAATAGGCAATGCAGGTTCATGCCACCAAGACATTGTTATGTCTGCCCCTGTTTCACTTGTGACTGTCGCCACAGGCTCTTGGCTTTCCAACTCTGCAATGGCTTGGCGTAGGGATGTTATGGCTTCATCTTCATTAAAAGTTGTTGGCTCATCATGCTCTGCCAATGTTTCTTTCATTGATTCCAACGCTTTGAGCCACTGTTTCAATACTTCAATCATGATTCTCCCCTTGGTGCCACAACATTGATATCAATCACAGACGGCTTCTCGCTGCCGTCATCAGGGTTGTCAAGCAGTCCACTGGCCTTGGCCAGCAATCGCAAGACACCCACCTTGTCATACAGCTCAATGTCCAGCGTGGAGTACACATTGCCCTCAGAGTCTTTCTTGCTGTTGACCTTGATCGACTTGATCGCATGCAGCGCGTGCTCTGGTATATCGCTAGACCGCTTGACAGTCACATTGCCCTGCTCATCCCAAGACATGATGTCTGTCAGCTTGGTGTTGGCCATGCTCAGCAACGCATAGGCCACAGCCTCTTTGTTGGCCATGATGGTGGTCGACCTCTCCAGCCTGCGCTGCACAGACCTCACCCCACCCCAGTTGGTCAAGGGAGGGATCACGGTTGACTTAGTCCTTGCCATCAGAACGGTATATCGTCATCATTGTCTGGCACCACAGCCTTTGGCTGCGGCTGGGGAGCAGCAGCAAACACAGGCGCAGCAGACCCGGCACCAGCGCTGCTTATCTTGGCCTTGCCCACCTTGAGCTTGAACCAAACCGTGCCGTCAGGCTTCTTGTTGACGTAGACATCAAGGAAGTGCTTCGTGCCATCAGGCATCACAAACGTGCCCTTGTAGTCACCATGCCACGCCTCAGTCTTCTCAGCGTTCTTCCACGCCTTGCCCTCACTAGGCTTAATCTCGTTGTCGTTTGTCATAAAAGTCCTTTACATCATTGTCGTTGAAAAACTGGGGAAAATTTCTGGATGGGCCCCGTACGCTACGGTGTGGGGTGGGGGGGCAAGGGTCGCGTTCCGTGCGCGTCACCGTGGGCGGTACGCCTGCGCACCCGCTGGCGCATATATGTTGAGGCCTGCGGCTACCAGAAGCCAGACACCCCTTGACGCACCAGCCCTGTACAAAATCCATACGTTCGTTTGATGGATGTACCCATGGGATCACAAGGCCTACAAGGCGCTTAGCAGCTGACTGGCTACCTGCGTACCAACCTGCCCTTGATCGTGGCTGGAAGGCCTGCTGCCGTGGCTTGGCGGGGCATCCAATCATCTGGCATCTGCCTGCAACTGCCGGATCCCAGCCATCAGGATTGCCGAAGTGGGCGTGATCCCCTCGGCTCGGTACAGCGGCAGCAGGGTGTCGAGCGCGTCCCTGATCTGCTGTGCAGACATGCCGTCGCTGACAAGTTGTTGCAGATCTTGGTTGTGCAGAACAGACATGTCTGCTTCTTCTTTTAAGTTAACTTCTTCACATGTTGTCTTGTTCTTGTGTTCTCTACAACCCTCAGAGGTTGTGCCATAAACCCCTTTAGGTTGTATCTGGGCAGAGTTATCCACAGGCGCTGGTTGTGCTTGTTTGCTGTCTTGTTGTACAACCTCTGGGGGTTGTGCCTGTGCTCCCTTGGCTTGTGCCTTTTGGATGGCTGCTTTCATGTTCCTGACTGTGACTGTTTCGCCTGACTTGGGCATGGTCTTGATCCTCTTGGTTGGTTGCTTGAGTACTTTGCTGATGGCTTGGGCGACTCTGCGTTGGCCCTCTGGATCTGGTTTGTCTGCTTCCATTGCTTGCTGCTCCTTCATGTAGGGTGGCCTTGTGTCTTCGATGGCGCTGGTGATGCTGACTGCGTCATCGGCGCTGATGGTTGGGTCGAAGATGACACGCCATGTGGTGTGCCTTGCGCCGGGCATGGGCTTCTTAAGTACTTCAAGGTAGCCTGCCTTGGTCAGCTTGACAAGGTGCTTGCTGATGGCTTGCTGGCTGATGCCGAGCCTGTCAGCCATGGTCTTTTGGCCAACCCAAGTGATGCCAGACCTGTTCATGTAGCTGCAGATCAGAATGAATGACCTGATCATGCCGGGTGTCAGCTGCTTGTCGGTGCATGCTCGGATCGGGATGACCGCGATCTTGCGCTGGTCCGGCACGGGTGCCTGCTCCTTGATCCTTGGCCGCTTGGGCATGTTGAAGTGGACTGGCTCAGTCATCGCGTTCACTTGGATGCCTTCCATAGCTTGGTGACGTTGGCTGCCAGCTCATTGGCTGCTTGCTTGCCACGCCTGTCCTGTACGCCCAAGATGTAGTCCCGCCTGCTGATCTGCGGTGTCTTCTTGCGCCGTCTGTTGACCGTGACCGGCAAGGTGTCGAGCACCCACTTGGCCTCGGTGTATGCGCGGTAGGCCTCGCTGTAGCTGCCCACCTTGGTGCCGTCAGGCAGCGTGATGAGCTTGGCATCTGGGTGAACCCTGCCGCATTGTGGGCAGGCCAGCTCATCTGCCAAAGACACGGTTGATGATCCTTGCGCCAAGCCCAGTCTGCTTTTCCTGCCAGTTCTTTTGCATCTCATCAGCCAATTGCTTGCGCAGCCAAGTGGCACCGCCAAGCTGCTTGAACGCTTCCCTTTGGCTGGCAGTAACTCGCACCGCAATGCTGATCTGCTTGCCTGTAATTTCACTCTTCGGTCTTGGCATCTTGGTCTTTCAATATCTCTTCGTTTAGTTCGTAGGCAATCCTGCGTACTGTGTTCAGCAGCTCACGCAGGTCGGCCACCGTGTTCATCTCGCGCTCAAGCGCGTGCTTGAGCAGCTCAATCTGGTGCTGGAAGTTGCGGATCTCGCCGTTGGCTTCTTGGGTGTCCCGCACGATCCCTTCGTCATCGCGGAACAGTTTGACGTAGCTGATGTGCATCAATCCACCTCCAGCCAATGCAACATGACCCACAGCACCAACAGCATCAGCAGTGCGCCAAGCATCATCAAAGCCACGCAAATAAGAAAACTAATCATCTTTAAGCTCCCGGATGTAAATGGCCAGACTGCTGACCGTGTCTTGGCCAAAGGCCTTCATCTGCTCAATGGCAACGGCCACCTCTTCAATTGCATCATTGCGCACATTGCTGATATCGGCCAGCCGTTGGTGGACAGCAGCCATCTGCTGCTCAAGCGCCTGCACTTGGGCAATGAGTAGTTCTTTGGTCATGTGTTGGCCTCCAAAGCCCAGTGCAAGAGCGCCAGCGCATCTGCTTCGTTGTCATCTGTAACCGGGTGGCCAAGTAGCTGCATGGCCACGACCATGTCTTGCTTGCCGGCGTTGCCCTTGCCGGTCGCATGCTTCTTGATGGTGCCCACCGGCACGCCTTGGTAGGGGATCTTGTGGTGCTCGCACCAGCTGGTCAGCGTGGCCATCAGCCCACCGTAGACATGCGCCGAGTCAGTGCTCGCATGCCTGCGCACCTCCTCAAAGTAAACCGCCTGCAGCTCGCCACCAAGCGTGCCCTTGAGTTCGCTGAGCCACTGCTTGAAGCGCAAATAGCGCATGCCGCCGCCCTCATACCGGCCCGGCTTGAAGCTGGCCCAGCCATGCACAATGCTGCCATCCATTGGCCTGCATGCCCAGCCGGTGGTGGTGCCCAGATCCAGTGCCAGGATTCCTTCATTCATGGCCAAGCCCCGCAGGCTTGTCGCCCGTGGCCACCAGCGCCAGCTCAATCAGGTACGGTGGCACCAGCTGGCCATCCCGCACCATGTCCAACAGCTTGTGTGCTTCTTGTAATGTCATGGCTGGCGCACCCCGGAGAGGAACCGCTGCAGCCGGGGCTGGAGCTCACCGTAGCGTGGCTGCAGCTGCTCGCGCACGCACTGGTCAATCAAAGAGGACACGCTGCGCCCTTGGTCAAGAGCCGCCTTGTCAAGCAGCTCCCGCGTGGCTGGGTGCAAACGCATAAGGAAAGGTTTGAGTTTAGGTTTCATGGACGCTGAGTGTATATCTACCTGATACCGCCTGCCCAGCTCAATGTGTTGTATTAGGGTAACTCCCTAGAAAATACTTGGTTTAGGTACTTCCAAAGCGATATACAAACCGTGCTAACATACGTTCATGTTCAACGCGCAGATAAAGCGCAAAGGAGTTGCAAACATGAATACCTTCACATATCGTCGTAACATCACAAAGTCAAAAGCAGGTCACTACCGTCTGACCTTGATTGACAAGCAGTTCAAGATTCGCGTGACCGACAAATTTGGTTGGTCAACAGCAGAGCAAGCCACATTGCGTGGTGAAGAGCGTTTAGCAGCAGAGCTGGCAAAGTATGTCGAGCGTGCAGCATCTTTCCGTACAGGGGTTTGAGATGACTGCCAACACCACCAAATTCGTCGCCTACTACCGCGTTTCCACCGACCGCCAAGGCCAGTCCGGCCTCGGCCTTGATGCCCAGCGTGCAGCTGTGGCCAAGCACATCGGCACCGCCGAGCTGGTGGCCGAGTTCACTGAGGTCGAGTCTGGCCGCAAGAACGACCGCGAGCAATTGGCTGCAGCTCTGGCCACCGCCAAGCGCACCAAGTCCATGCTGGTCATTGCCAAGCTCGACCGTTTGGCTCGCAATGTCCACTTCATCAGCGGCTTGCTTGAGTCCGGCGTGCCCTTCGTCTGCGCCGACATGCCCGAAGCCGACCGCACCTTCTTGCAAATGATGGCCGTGTTTGCTGAGTGGGAAGCACGCAAAATCAGCGAGCGCACCAAGTCAGCGCTGGCGCAGGTCAAAGCACAAGGCCGCACCCTCGGCTGCCCAACACCCCAGATCGGCTCAGCCATCGGCGTGGCCAAGATCCAAGCCAAGGCCGACAAGTACGCTGAGCGCGTTGGCCCCATCGTGCGCGACATCATCACCAAGTCTGGCGCAGACACCATGCGCGATATCGCAGCAGCCCTGCAAGCACGCGGCGTGGCCACACCACGCGGCAACACCAACTGGAACGCCTCACAGGTGTCCAACCTTCTCAAACGCATCTAAGGAGTAAACCATGGCTAAAAAAATCGACACCGGCAAAGTGATCATCGGCTCATGCTATGAGCCTGCCCCAACCCCAGAATCAGACCCCGACATGCTGCGCCTGCAGCGTGCTCTGCTGCCGCCAGCACACCCGCTTGAAACCAGAGCAGCCGCGGCTGCCGACATGGTCTTGTATGTGGTTGCAGCCATCGGGCTGGTTGTGATCATCTTCGTATGAAGGTTGGCCAGATCATCCGGGATGCGCAGCTCGACTTGTTTGAGCAGCGCGATGCCGATTTCTTGGCACGGTGCCGGGTAGTCGCAGCCGAGGTCTGCCGCCAGCGTGGCAGCGTCAGCATCAATGATGTGCGCGAGCGGGTCCAGATCCCCGCGCACCTCCACCCATCTGTCTTGGGCGCGGTCTTTCGCACCAAGCAGTTCGTCAAGGTTGGCCTTGTTGAGGCCAATCACCCCCAAGCGCATGCCAGAGTGGTGCGTGTTTATCAACTACAGGAGTAAAAAATGGCAGGCAAACTGACCGACGATAAAGCAATGAGCGCATCGCGCTTACCCGGCCTCATGGGCTTCAGCAAATACAGCACCCCCAATGATGAGCTGCAGTTCAGCATCAACGCCATTGATGGCAAAGAGCGCCCCGACATTGGCAACGAAGCCATGGGCTGGGGCAATACCTTGGAGCCGGTCATCCTGATCGAATCAGCCAAGCGCTTGGGGATCACCGACTTCGATACCCAGATCGGGCAGGCCTACACCCA